TTACCAAAGACTTTGCAGATGGCAAAGGAACTACGTGGGCATGTAAACGATGTTCGTGTCCTACGTTTGAAAGATGATTTGAAATATCGTAACCCGACAGATATGGAGAACTTATATGGAATTATCAATCATTAGAAGCCTAATGGATAAGACATTCTACGATGACCATCGTGGTAGCAAATGCCCACCACGTTTGTTCAGCAAGGATGCTCGTAAGATTAAGCAGGCTATTGACACAGCTATGGATAGGTATGAACGTACCGTCACACCTGATGAAGTTGAGGCGTTGTTCATGGCTAACAATCCTACGCTTACCACTGCACAAAAGCAGGGCTATGCGTCTATGTTTGCTTCTATCAAACGTGAACAGCCTATGGGCAGTGACATTGCACAGGAAGTATTGTCCAAACTATTCCAGCAGATTGTTGGCGAGGACGTAGCTAACATTGGCTTTGATATGGTCAATGGGGATTCAGCTACGCTTGAGAAGCTGCGTAATCTGTTGGAGCAATACAGTGATGACTTCATCCCTAACCTTAACATTGAGTGGGATGACATCACGATTGAAACACTCATGGCTAAAGCTGAACTGGAAGCCAAGTGGACATTCAACATACCTAGCGTGACACGTAAGGTAGAGGGTGTGTCTGGTGGTCAGCTTATCGAAGTTGGTGCTAGACCAAACACAGGTAAGACATCCTTCCACGCCAGCTTGATTGCTGCGCCGGGTGGGTTCGCACATCAGGGTGCCAAGTGCATTATCTTATGTAATGAAGAACCTACTCACCGTGTTGGCGCACGTTACCTTACAGCCGCTGCAGGTATGACTGCACGTGAGGTACGTGACAACATGGGTAAGGCCAAGGCATTGTATGAGCCTGTGATGAACAACATCAAGATCAAAGATGCTGGTGGTCGTGACATGGCATGGGTTGAGTCTGTCTGTAAGGCGTACGATCCAGACATACTTGTGCTTGACATGGGTGATAAGTTTGGTGTGGCAGGTAACTATGCCCGTCCTGACGAAGCACTCAAGGCTTGTGCTATCTACGCACGTCAGATTGCCAAGACATATGACTGTGCTGTATTCTATATGTCACAGTTATCTGCAGAAGCTGAAGGTAGATCACAGCTTAATCAGTCTATGATGGAAGGTTCACGTACAGGCAAGGCCGCTGAAGCTGACTTGATGATACTGATTGGCAAGTCCCCATCTGTCGAAGGACAAGAAGAGGACAGTCCACTACGCCATATCAACATCGTGAAGAACAAGTTGAATGGCTGGCACGGTATGGTCAATGTCGAACTTAACTATCAGACAGCGAGGTACGAGGGATGAGGAAACAATTTAGTGAAGCATTGCACGGCAAGCATGATATGCCAGCCCGTGTACGTACAATGGAATACATGCAGATTAAAGGATACGAGATATGGGAGAACCCCAATACCTATGGGCAAGACTTGATTGCTGAAGGTAGCAAGGGTAAGTTCTATGTTGAATGTGAAGTCAAGACAGTATGGAAGACAGACAAGTTCCCATACGATACTGTGCAGTTGCCGGAACGCAAGAGCAAGTTCTTTGATTCACCTACGCTGTTCTTTATCTGGAACAATAAGCTATCTTCAGCCGTCATGTTTAAGTCAGAAGACATTAAGGACTTGACACCAGTTGAAGTATCTAATAAATATATAGCGTCTGGCGAGTTCTTCTACCAGATACCGCTAGACAAAGTTGGAATGGTAAGGATGAGTAAATATGAAACTAACACTTGATGTAGAGAATACAGTTACCAAGCGTGATGGTAAAATGCACCTTGACCCCTTTGAGCCAGAGAACTCACTAACTATGATTGGTGTGTTGACTGACCAAGGTATGGAGCAGCACTTCCCGTTTGACCACAGTGATGTACCCAACCAACAGGACTACTACGAGCGTGTGCAGTGGTATCTGGATGAAGCTACCGTACTCATCTGCCACAATGCTGCACATGACTTGCTGTGGCTGTGGGAGTCAGGCTTTAAGTATGATGGCCCTGTGTTTGACACAATGCTGGCTGAGTATGTATTGCAGCGTGGTATCAAAGAGCCATTATCACTTGAGGCATGTGCAGAGCGTTACGAACTGGACACTAAGAAGCAGGACACACTGAAGGAATACTTCAAGCAAGGCTACAGCACACGTGACATACCATACAACGAGTTGTGTGAGTACTTGTCTGCTGACCTACATGCTACGCAGCAACTTGCTGATAAGCTGATGTATCGTTTGAATACACCAGCAGACAGGGGCTTGCGTGGTACAGTAGACCTGACTAATCAGGTAGCTGTGTGTCTGGCACGTATCTATCAGCGTGGCTTCAAGGTAGACTTGTCTGTGCTTGAGGATGTGCGTACAGAGTTTGAGCAGGAGAAGCAGCAGCTTGAAACTGACCTGCAAGAGCATGTGCGTAAACTGATGGGTGACACACCTATAAACCTGAACAGCCCAGAGCAATTGTCTTGGGTTATTTACAGCCGTAAGGTTTTGGATAAGCAGTATTGGGGTAATGCTATTGACCCCTACATGGATGATGCTGACTTCCGTAGCTTGATTGCTGGCGGTACACAGCGTCTATACAAGACTAATGCAGAGCAGTGCAGAGATTGCTATGGCTCTGGACAAATACGAAAGGTGAAGAAAGATGGAACACCATTTGCCAGAACTAATAAATGTCAGACCTGTGATGGGGCTGGTTATTTGCTTAGTGATACTGTGGATTTGGCTGGACTAAAGTTCAAACCACCTGCAGCTAAGTGGGCTAGTGCTAACGGCTTCAGTACATCCAAGCAGAACTTGGAACTACTGGAATCTGTAGCCAAGCAACGTGGTATGTCTGATGCAGTAGACTTCTTGTCTAAGGTACGCAGACTGAGTGCAGTTGATACATACCTATCTTCCTTCGTTGAAGGTATCTCAACACACACCAAACAAGACGGGATGCTTCACGTCCGTCTGCTTCAGCATCGCACTGCTACTGGCAGGTTCAGTGGTGCTGACCCTAACATGCAGAACATGCCTCGTGGCGGCACGTTCCCTGTGAAGAAAGTATTTGTGTCACGATTTGCTGGTGGCAAGGTAATGGAAGCTGACTTCGCACAGTTGGAGTTCCGTGCTGCAGCCTACCTATCACAAGATGAGGTGGCTATTGAAGAAGTATCTACTGGATTTGATGTACACTCATACACCGCTAAAGTTATTAGTGATGCTGGTCAGCCTACGAGTAGACAGGATGCGAAAGCGCATACATTCGCACCACTCTACGGAGCAACGGGCTACGGCAGAACGAAAGCGGAAGCAGAATACTACACACACTTCACAGACAAGTACCAAGGGGTTGCCAATTGGCATACCCGACTGGCTAAAGAAGCTGTGAACACAAGAAAGATTACCACGCCCAGTGGTCGTGAGTTTGCGTTTCCTGATGTGGTACGTAAGCATACTGGACGTGTCTCACACTTTACACAGATTAAGAACTACCCTGTGCAATCGTTTGCTACAGCAGATATCGTACCAATTGCATTGCTGCACATTGATACATTGCTAAAGGGTATGCAATCGTGTATAGTGAATACAGTGCATGACAGTATTGTTATTGACGTACATCCTGATGAGGAATCACAGGTAATCAATGTCATACAGCAGACTAATGAAGCACTACCTTATCTCATCACCCAACGCTGGGGAGTTGAGTTCAATGTGCCACTATTATTAGAGGCAAAAATAGGTCCGAATTGGCTTGACACCAAGGACGTAACCTGATATAACTATGCATCTTACAACTGAAAAGGAGTTAATAAACATGAACGACATTACAACAATTGATACTAATAACTACGCTGAAATGGCAAAGGCTATGGGTCTTGCTAACGAGGCACCATCACAGAAGAAGCAAGGCATGTTCCTTGCACGTCTGCGTATCAACCACACACCTATCATTGGTGCGGAAAAAGTACACGTTAAAGGTGGTACATACAAGCTAGAGATTCCTGACGGGCCTACATACTATGCTGAGTCGGCGGTTATGCGTCCATTCCTACAACGTTTCATGTACAAGAAGTTTGTTATGGGTAACGCTGGCAATCCTAATCGTTACGTTAAGACTGTTATGGCTGATACGCTTAACATGGACTTGAAAGATAACGATGGTGGCTTTAACTGCGGTAAGCCATCAGGTTGGATTGAAGACTTCAAGGCGTTGCCAGATGCAACGAAAGAACTTATTCGTTCTATCAAGCGTGTTCGTGTTGTCATGGGTATGGTCGAGTTAGTCAATCCAAAGGATGCAGATGGTAATGCTGTTGAGTTAGATGCTACACCATTTATCTGGGAAGTGGAGAACCGTGATGCTTTCAAGACTGTAGGCGGTGTGTTCACACAGCTTGCTAAGATGAAGCGTCTTCCTGTGCAGCATAACGTGACGCTGAATACAGAAGAGCGTAAGCTACCTAATGGTAACAGCTTCTATCTGCCAGTGACATCACTTGATGTTACTAACGTCATCGAACTTACACAGGATGACCAGACAAAGTTCGCTGACTTCATGGCTTGGGTTACTAACTACAACGAATACATTATCAATACCTACGCAGAGAAAGCCTCTGCTAAAGGTGATGCTGATTTGGATGATGTGGATATTGACGGTGTTGTTGATATCGAGTTTGAAGAAGAGGTAGCATAATGAATCACCCTGCTGAACTGGCACTGCATCAGTATCTTGAGAATGCCACTACTGGTAAATCAAGTATGTCACAACAGACAATCAAACAGATTGGTCTTGATGTGATGTCTGCTGCAGCACGTCAGTTCGGTGGGGGCAACAAGCGTGACAAGTTTGCTTTGCGTATGTCAAACGTAGGCAGGCCGACTTGTCAACTCTGGTACGATAAAAACAAGCCAGAGGTAGCTGTCCCCCTACCGACAACATTCGTAATGAACATGATGATTGGAGACATCGTTGAAGCTGTCTTCAAAGGTATTCTCAAAGAAGCAGGAGTGAAATATGAAGACACGGATAAAGTTTCTCTTGACCTTGGTGACGATAGCGTTTCTGGTTCTTATGACCTCATCATTGATGGTGCAGTTGATGATATTAAATCAGCTTCAGACTGGTCATACAGAAACAAGTTTGAATCCTATGACAGTCTTGCCAGCGGTGATGGCTTCGGGTATGTGGCTCAGTTAGCTGGGTATGCCAAAGCATCCGGCAAGAAAGCAGGCGGCTGGTGGGTAGTGAACAAAGCCAACGGGCAGTTCAAGTATGTACCAGCTACAGGTCTTGACATTGATAAAGAGGTATCCCAAATAAAGGATACGGTTCAGACAGTAAAGGAGAACAAGTTTGAAAGATGTTTTGAACCAGTGCCTGAGACTTTTCGTGGCAAGCCCACAGGTAATAAAGTCCTTAATGACGGATGTAAATTTTGCAGCTATCGCTTTGATTGCTGGGATAGTCTTACTGAGTTACCTGCTGTAAAGTCACAGGCAAAGAACCCGCCCACAGTGGCATATGTTGAACTAGCAAAGGAGTATATGAATGGATGATGAACTCAATGAACTTGCAGAACAGATTAAAGATGCAGAGCGACATCTTAATGAACTTCGCAAAGAATACCGTGAACGTAAGACCGCAGGACTTCGTGCAGCTATTGATGCACGTAATGAAGCAGATAAAGTCTTACGTGAAGAACTACGTGCGTTAGGTTATCGCAACCCGTTTATCTCATGGCGTGACGTTGGCTAACGCAAAACAATTTAGGGCAGCACGAAAGTATGGGTATCGTAGCGGTCTGGAACTCAAGGTATCTGACTATCTCAAGGAATTAAAGATTGATTTCCTATACGAGCAGGTCAAGATAGAGTGGGAAGACTTGGCGTACAGAACATACACCCCCGATTTCGTGCTGTCCAACGGCATCATCATTGAGACAAAGGGACAGTTCACCGCAGCAGATAGACGCAAGCATCTGGCTATACAAAAGCAGC